GATAATGATCAGGCACTTCAAATAATGTTTAAAATAAAACACATGGAAAGTGTTAACAAAAATTCTAGAAAATATTGGTACAATCCCTATTCTGAAGAAGTTACCCTATATGATTCGATAGAAAAAGAATACCGAATGATAGACTGGAAATGTGCATATTGTAAAAAATTTATCCAGGTGGAAATGGGACGAAATAATCCCGAGAATTTTTGTTGTAAAGAATGTGCAATTGAATTTTTAAATGATGAAAAAATAGATAAACAAATATTAGAATCATCTTTAAAATTTTTAGATCATTGTAAAAAAATTCTAAAAAAGGAACAATGGGATTTTATGAAATATATAAGAATAAATAATAGAAGATAAACTATTTATTAAATCTAAAAGCTTCATCTATTGTACATTTAGGAAAAGCTTCTAATGCACTAGTAGGACAAGCATTCCAAATTTCTATACCATGTTCTTTTAAAGGTTCTACTAATGCATCAAAATGAGGTATCATATTATCTTTATAAATTTTAGGATTGTGTCTTATAGCATATCCATCATGAAAATGACTTTTACCATTTAACATACTCATATCGTATCCAAGTAACATTATTCTATTTGCACCTGTATGAAATGCTAAATTGATTGCTGCATATCCTGAATTGTTTCCATGTTTTAAAGAACTTGGATTTGTATCTAATCCTATTCTTCCACTATCTCTTAGAATTAGTATGTCATTTTGTATTATCTTTGCTTTGTTTGTAACCTTTATTCCTTTGAATTTATCTATATCTGCTTTGAACCATTTCCAAAATCTAGTATCAGTCCAATATAATATATCAGCATCTGGATAAGATAAAAATGCTTTATTTATTGCTATAACATTTTTTCCTTTTAATTTATTCCAATCAAAATCTAATAATGATGGACCACCTCCTAATAAATAGACAGTTTGATTTTTAAATATCGGTTGTATTGTATCTATTTTTTTGTATTGTTGGTGTGGTTTACCTCTATCATGTGGTTGCTTTATTGTTTTTTTAGGCATATTACGATCAGGTCTATTGTTTGGTTTAATTTCTTTGGTAGTTTTAGTTGATATCGGATTTATTTTTGCGACTTGTTGATGCATTTTTTTATTATTCTTAGTTACGAGATTTTTCATTTCAACATATAAAAATAAAAGTTTATAATATATTATATATCACATGGCGGTTAAACATTTTTAAATCCGATAATATAATTATAAATATGTATATAAAATAATAAGAAAATGGCAAAGAAAAAAAGTACTAAAAAAGAAAAAAATGTCGTTATTAACAATGATTTAACAGAAATTGTTTGTATTGTTGATAAATCAGGTTCAATGTATGATGTGGTAGATGAAACTATCGGATCTTTTGATTCTTTTATTGAAGAACAAAAACAAGTTAAAGGTGAAGCTAATATAACACTAGCATTATTTGATAACAATTATCAATTGATTCATAATGGAGAACCATTGGATAATGTAAAAAGTTTAAGAGAAACTTATAGAATTGGTGGAAGTACAGCTTTAAATGATTCAATAGGTAAAACTATTATAAATATCGAAAATAGAATTAAAACATTAAAAGCTGATAAAGTTCCTTCTAAATTTATTGTTATGATTCTTACTGATGGTCAAGAAAATGCAAGTTCAGAATTTACTACAGATGATATTAAAAAAATGATTGGAAAGAAAAAATCTGAAGGTTGGGATTTTGTATTCTTGGGAGCAGATGAAGCAGCATTTGCACAAAGTAGAAATTATGGAATTGCAGCAGCACAAAGTGTTGTATTTTCAAAAGGTAAAATGGGATCTAAAAGTAGAGGAGCTAATGTAATGGCAAAAATGTCTTCATATTATGCTAATACTAGAAGTGGTGCTAATTATATGACACTCGGTCAAATGGATGAGTTGAATGATACTGATATGGAAAAACTTGTTGATGATGTAAAAGAAGATACTAAAGATACTAAAGATACTAAAGACAATTCATAATGAAAAACGAAAAAGTTTTTGAAGAAAATGTTCAAGATGGTAGTCTCGTTAGATATGAAATAAACGAAGACCATGCTCCTATTTTGGGAGCATTAGGTCAATTGTTTCAAAATCTATTTGGAAGACAATCGAAAGAATTTAGATATGCTAAGGATATCAAATACTATCTTGGTGGTTGGCCAAGTGAAGATACTCCCCCACGAGCACAATCTCTAGCAAATAGAATTGCTGATGCACATTCAGTATTATCATACATTGGTGAAGCAGATGAACTTGTTGGATATTTAGCTGATAGGGGTTTAAGATTAGAACCTATCAAAGCTTCATACCATGAAGATGAATTGTTAGCAGAAGCTGATTGGGAATTGGATGAAAAAAGATCTAAAAAGGTTAAAAAACTTTGGAAAGAACTATTCGATGTTTCAATTCCAACAGATAAAGTTGAAATATTAACTAAAATGATGGATGCCGCGTGTACTAAACAAAAGATCATTTGTGATCTTGCAGACCAGATTAAAATAGATATGGGTGAAAAGGTTAAGGAGGAATGTGAAATTAAAGTTGGTGATTTTACTAGAACAGTTAATTTCAAATATCAAGTAGATAAGGGAAAAGATATAACTGAAAAACTTGATGATGTCAAAACTGGTGCAGAATCAACAATAGAAACATTAGAATATTTTGATTAAAAAAATAAAGTTATGCAAATAGATACAAAAAAATTAAACAAATATTTAATGAGTGAATCAAATTCTATGGAAATGAAAGGTTTTGTTCATGATTGTGTATATTCAATGTTAAATGATACTATTTCAAATGATATTAATATAAAAATAGCGTTTTTAAACGATCTTGGATTGTTAAGTAATAATAATGAAAATTATCTTGATAAAAACGAATGAAAATATTAGCAATAGATATTGAAACTACTGGAATTCACCCAAGTAGAGATCAAATACTACAGTTAGGAGCTGTTTATTATGATTCATCTAAATCTATGCATGTTGATAAGATGCCTGCTTTTAAAATGTATGTTGATAATGTTTATATAAAGGGTGATACTTATGCTATAAATATGAATCAACACATATTTAAATACATATTGGAAAATAATGAAAAAAGAACAAAACAACCCACTAAATTTGCTTTAAACGATGAGGAGTTTCAGGAAGGTATTATTTGTAATATAAGTGATTTGTTTTCGTTCTTTCATTATTTTTTATTACGAAACAAAATAGCCGGTAATAATATAACATTAGCAGGCAAAAATATTGACAGGTTTGATATTCCATTTTTGGAACATCATATCAGATTTAGTAGTTTAGATTTTAATAAAAGAACATTTGATCCTGGTGTTTTATTTTTAGATATTAAAAAGGATAAAGTAATACCAAATTTATCAGAATGTAAAAGAAGAGCAGGTTTAGAAGATACAGTTAGTCATGACGCATTAGATGATGCGAAAGATATCATACGTTTAATAAAGAAATATTACTCAAAAAAATATGAAAATAGAAAAATTACTATTCACGGAAAAATACAGACCTAGAAATTTGGATGATGTTGTTATACCAGATTCAATAAAAAAAATATTTACAACAACTGAAATTCCAAATCTTTTACTCTATGGTTCACCTGGAACCGGAAAAACGTCTTTAGCAAAAGCGTATGTGAAACATTATGATCTTCCAAATATTTATATAAATGCATCAAAAGAAACTGGTGTTGAAATCATAAGAACAAGAATAGCAGATTTTTGTTCTACTCAAGCACTTACATATGATTCTAAGAAACTAAAGATAGTTATATTGGATGAAATTGATGGAGCATCACAACAGTTTTTTAAAGCATTTAAAGCTTCTATGGAAGAATTTCACATGACTTCAAGATTCATAGCAACATCAAATTATATCAATAAATTGGATGATGCAATAATTTCTAGATTCGATACCATAAATTTTGATTTTGATAAAGAAGAATACGAGGGTCTTATTAAAAGTTATTTTATGAGATTATGGAAAATTGCTAAAAATGAAGGAATGACTTTTGAAAAAGAAGCAATGTTTGAAATGATTAGAAAGAAATTTCCAGATATGAGAAGCATGTTGAATACTATGCAATCATTGAAAAAAGAAAATTTGGAATTGATAAAGATTGAAAATGTAAAAAGATTTGCAAGTATATACAAAGATATTTATAAAATCATTTTTAATACAGTAGATCCTATCACAAATTACAAACTTTTAATGTCTGATTATGCAAATAGATGTGATGAAGTTCTTAATTCTTTGGGTACAGAATTCATAGAATATATTGTATCTGAACAACATGCCCATATGCCTTATATCCCTAAAATTATAAAATGTGTAAAGGATAATCAAGCAATAAGATATCAGGTAATTGATTCTAATATCGTAATGTTGTCAACTATTTACGAATTACAAACGATAGTAAACACAAAATAAAATGATTGGTGGTAAAAATGAAAGTGATGTTTATAAAAAAGCATTAAAGAATCAAAATAAAGATTTTAATAATGTACATATAAAAGGAAATCTTATAGTAGATGACGATGTTGTGTTTAAAAACACATTAACAACAGTTTATGCAGAAGATAATATGAATGAAAATTCAGAAAAAAAATTAGTATATTATTTGAAACAAACAGTTATAGATTTGGAACAAAGGATTATATCTTTAGAAAGAAATAGTAGAAAAAATAATTAGTTATGGAATGGATAAATCAAATAGAAACGGAAAATGAAACTGGTATGATATCATATTTAGATTTTGTTTATGAAGAAAAAAAACCTGAAGATGATATATCTCAAATAGGTTTAGAACTTAAAAATAAACCTTATGAACTTGTAGAAGAATATGAAGATGAATATACTTTAGATAAAAGATACTTTTCTTTTGCGATGGAAGCAGGTTTTAAAAATCATAATGAATCAGAAGAATTAAAAACTTTAAAAACTTTTGAAATAAATGAAAAAGATGAAACTACAATAAAAGCTAGAAAATTATTACAAAAAATATTATTAGCAAGTAATCTTATAGCAATAGGTTGTAGAAGAGGACAAGCAAATTTTGTTATAGTTAGTTCTAAAATTGCAAACATATTAGATTTTTATGAAATACCAGTAAGTCTTAAAATTATAGTTAGAGAAGATATTCAGGATGATAATATATTAGTAGTAAGAAAGCAACATGAAATAATGGAACCAGGTTTATTATTAATAAGAAGTAAAGATAAATTTAAAATAATAACATTAGGAGAATTTTATCATAAAAATTATGTACTTTTAAGAATAAAAAATTAATAAAATGGAAACAATAACAGAATATAAAGATGCACTTCAAGCAAAGAAAAAAGTTTTCTTGGGTGGAACATGTGGTAAATCTACATGGAGAGATTATGTTATATCAAAATTGAATATAGATTATTTTAATCCAGTAGTTGATGATTGGAATGAAGAAGCATATAAAAAAGAATTAGAAGAAAGAGAAAATTGTGATTTTTGTTTGTATACGATAACTCCACATATGGAAGGAGTTTATTCAATTGCGGAAGTTGTTGATGATTCAAATAAAAGACCAGAAAAAACCATTCTATGTGTTTTAGAAAAAGAAGGTGATAAGAAATTTAATAAATCACAGTTAAAATCATTAAAAGCTGTTGGTAAAACGGTACAAAAGAATGGTGGAAAATGGTTTGAAGATCTTGATTGGACAATATCATATCTTAATGGAGGTATTCAAGTTGATAAAAATGGTAACATTGGAATTGGAATGGATTCAGGAAATAAAACAACTACTGGAACGTACGGAGTACCTATTGGAAAACCAACAAAAAAATAAATTTAAACTATGTCAAATAATAGACAACACACATTAGTTTTTGATGGAAACTATTTTCTATATAAAACGATGTATGTCATACCAAAGGAACGTGGTAAAAAAATATTAGAAACAGACTCAAATCGAAAGATTTATATCAGAAAGCTTGCAATGGATTTTGCAGCTGAAATGAGAAGATTTAAAAGTATTGTAAATAGAGTTGTGTTTACTGTAGATTCTAAATCATGGAGAAAAGATTTTAATACAACATATAAAGCACAAAGAGTTCCTGATAGTGAAATATTTTGGGATGGTTTTTATGAATGTATTGAAATTTTTGTAACAATTTTAAAACAAAATAATGTAATTCATCATCAAACACCTGGTGCAGAAGGTGATGATATAGTTTATGCATGGTCAAAATATCTAAATCTTAAAGGTGTTAATGTCATAATTGTTTCAGGTGATAAAGATTTGATGCAATTGGTTGATAACAATAATTCAACGAAATCATATACATTATTTTATACGAATACTGGTAAAAAATTAGCAGCTTATCCTGGATACGTCGATTGGTTGATGGATGAAAGTGATTCATCTGTAACAGATATTTTTAATTTAAAACAAACAGTTCAGGGTGATACTTATGTTAAAGAATTATTAAAGAATTTGATTAAAAAATATAGATTAAATGTTATAAATTTAGATTCAGATAAATTCATATTTATAAAAGTATTACAGGGTGATAGAGGTGATAATGTTGATTCTGCATATTGGTATAAAAAGAATGATAGAACTTATAGAATAAGTGAAAAGAAAGCTGAAAAAATCCATACTGCATTTATAGAAAAACATAAAGATTTTAAAGCAATCTATTTATTTAATAAGGATTATAGAGAAGATATTGTTCATATGATAATTCATGAAATGAATGCTATTCATATGACGTATCAGGAAATATTGGATAATGTAGAAAGAAATATTACATTAATGGTTTTACATACTAAAACTATACCACATGAAATTTTGGAAAGTATGTTTAAAACTGTTGAAGAAAATTATAAATTGGATATTAAACCGATAGATACATTAGAGGATATGAATAAGATTCTTAAGGGTACCGATTATGAACAGGATACTTATGTACCTAATCAATATAATGTATTTGGTAATAATTCAGATTCTGGATTAGAAGATGATATTAAAGATATTTTTAAAGGAATATAAATACTATTAATTTTCTATTTAAACAATTTATTTTTCAAATATATAATTAAAAATAATGAGTATTAACGATGACTATGAACTTTTAGAACAAAGTGTCAATAAGGCTCGAGAGCTTATTATACAAAGAATTTTGGAACTTGATATTGAAAAATTATCTTATTTGGGAAAGATTATTGGGAACTTAGATGATTATATAGAATTTGAAAACGTTATAAAGAAGATGATAAAATTATGGCAAGAATAAAGGACCCAGATAAACTTTTTGATTTTATTAACATGATGTTTACACAGAATTCAGATTTTGATAATTTAAATAATGCTCAAAAGTCTAAACATTTTTTTATGGTTAATAGATTGATGTCGATCTATTTTCCTAAACAGGCACAGTTGTTTAATTATGTTGGTATGAATCAATTAGGAACGATAGAAAGTTGGAGATTGGTAGCAAAAAGATATAAGAAAGTACCAGGATGGATTTATACAAAAATTAATAAGAAAAAAACAATTAATACAAAAAAATTTGATCAAGAAGTTATAGATGAATACATAAAGATTAATGAAATTGGTATCAGAGAATTTAATGATGCTATGGAATTAGAACCAGAATTATTGGAAAATTACTTAACAAAACTAACCAAACATATGGAAATGATTTCTAAAAGAAGAAAAAAGAATGTTTAATATGGAAATTAAAAGGGACTCAAAGTTTTTTAGTGTACCTCTTGTTATTGATATAACACTTTATAGATATAATTATATAGATAATATTATAATAGGTGAACTAAAAAAAGATGCTTTTGTAATGCCTGTAACGTCAGAAAAAAATAGATTTTCGATACGAGCGGAAGAGTTTGAAAAAATTATAACAAGAAAATTTTTTAGAGAAATCAATAAGTTTGAAAGTACGTCAAATGATGTACTTTATAATAAAGTAAACAGTATTTATTTTTTGAATACTATATTTAAAAAATATGTTAATTTAGAAATGATAAATGTTTATATTTCTAATAACAGAAGATTTTCAAGAGTATTCAAATTAAACGATCAAAATATAATAGGATTTGAATACAAAATCAAACAGGGTATTTTAGATTATCCGTTGTATCTTAATAGTGAACAGATGGAACGATTGAATCAGTTGTTACTTAAGATAGGAATTCATAAAAATCGACATAAAATGGATTCTTATTATATAGAAAAGGCTTCTAATTTTATAAATGCTGTAACTTCATTGGAACAGATTGATCCTACCTTTTTAGAAAAATGCAATGATATTGTAAATATAACATATGAATTAATAGAACCAAAACTTGAAGAAGATGGAACTATAATAATAATAAAAACAGATTTCAAAATATAGTATGTTTCGTTTCTCATATTATACCAATTATTTTTGAAGGAGCCAATTGGCTCCTTTTTTTTATTTTAATGATATATAAATAAATTAAAAAAGTAATGGCCGACGAATCGATAGAAAAAAAGAAATGGAGTATTGGTTGGATCTTTGATAAATTGGGAAAAACTGGAACTAGATTGGGTATATTAATAACTTTGATTGTATCAATTGGTTATTTACAGCCAAAAGTAAAAACATTTATAAAACAGAGTAAAGATTTTTTAAAATTTCAAACTGAAGCAGTTGAATTACAAAAAAATGTTGATACATTGATTATGCAACATACGAAAGAAATAATGTTTGAATATGAAGTTTTAAGAGAGACAGTTAAAAATTTAGATCAATATCATAGTATACTTACTTATATAATTAAAGCAAATAGTAAAAAAGTTACATATGATGGACACACAAAATTTGGAGTTGAATTGATTGTTAAAAATAAATTGGATGGTAAATTAGAAATAAAAATGATAGAAGGAGAATTAAGAGAAATGGATAGTGGAGATGTATTTTTATTTATAGAAGATGGATATGCTAAAGTATATTCTGCAACATTTTATTTAGACAAAAGAGAATATTATTATATAGATTTTAAGGGTAGGGGACATTGGATAGAACCGTTAGATTAAATAAATAAAAGTTATGTTAAAAGCTAGTAAGAGAGAAAGAATGATATATTCAGTTATATTTATGTGGGTAGCAATAGGTCTACTCGGCATTTTTTTTGATTCTAACTTTGCAGAACTTGCAGGTTATTATGTTGCATTAACAGGATTTGTTGGTGCATATTTATGGGGAGAATCAGTAAGAGGTTCTGAGAAAACAAATGGAAGTAATAAACCTAGAAAATCTAAAAGAGAAATAATGATGTATGTTATAATTTTACTATGGGCAGCGACAGGTTCATATGCAATTATAAAAGGTGCATCTATATTACAAATATCAGCATATTTTGCTGCACTTACTCCATTTGTTGGAGGTTATATTATAGGAGAAACGTATCGAACATCTGGTAAGAAGAAAGTAGAACAAGAAGAAAACAGATAAATATGGATGGAAGAATAGCAAATAATGTAGGAGATATTTTATTAATAAAACTTACATCACCATACGTTGATGTTGAAAACATTTTATCTTATGAAGATGTAGTAAATGGTGAGAATACTGCAAATTATTTTTACAAATATTTTAGATGGTCAATTGATAATGAATCTTATTCAGATTGGGAATTTTTGACTAATGAAAATCTTGTTGTATTGACATTAGATTCTAGTAATGAATTTTGGATACAGTATAAGTATGAAGTTGAAGCATTAGAATCGGGTAATGAATTGGAATTTATTTCTATATCATTAGAAATAGTTACAGTTGAAGGAAATATTGTTGAAATGCCGTGTCTTGAATATTGTGGAGATGGTGAATGTGCCCCTAATGAAAATTTGATCATATCAGATTGTTGTGAAGATGATGTTTTTAAACCATATGATATGTTGGATCAGGGTAAAAAGAATCTTGAACAACTATCATGTTTGGTTTCAGATCTTTTTGGTCATACTGTTAATTATTATAAGCATGATCCTAGATCAGATTCAGAAGATGTCATATTAAAAGAATATTCTTTATATAACGTAAGAAGTGTAGAAAATTTAAAAATAGTTCTTCCTGATAACGAATTTCCAACAAGAGAGATTGCATTTTCACCTGATGGTTTGTTATCACCAGATATGTTTGAAGTTCATATAGTTAAAACACATTTTCAAACAGTATTTGGAACAGGTACAAGACCTGGGGAAAGAGATTATCTTTATTTTCCAGAAATAGAAAGGGTATTTGAAATTAATTCGATCGCAGAAGCAGATGAATCATTGAATGCATCTACATACTATAGAGTAATGTTAACTGATTACCAAGATAGAAAGGATAGATATTACGATGATGCTCCTGAAGCAATAGAAGAAATTGATGAAATAACAGTAAGTTCAAATGATGTATTTGGAGAAGAAACAGTAGCTGAAGAAGCAGTTGCTAGAAAACCAGAACAGTACAATACAATTTCTGCAGGTGATAGCGATTATTTAAGAGATCAAATAGATCCTAACTTGATAATTTCAGAAGAAAAAATTAGAAATAACTTTACAGTGATATCGAAAAATTATTATAAATTAAATAGTGTTACCAGAGATCAAGATGTTGTTATTTATAAATATAACAAGGGTTTTACTACAATGGAAAATAGAGCATTTACATTTTGGGTAAGACCCCATATTGTTAACAGTTATTCATATTCTCTTATAACAGAAATTAATCAAACAACAGATGGAAATACAGAATTCACTTTAGCTAATCATGGTTATAGTGTTGGTGATATTATTAGAATAAAGGGAACCATAGATTATAATGGTGTGCATACCGTGTCCTCGGTTAATAGTGACAGCTATGTAATTAATACCATATATATCAGTGGAGAAGTGTCAAACGGGAAATCCAAAATGTACGAGCAATGCAAATATTTTAATTATGGAAATACCGATTTTGCGGTCACATTGATTATTGATGCTCTTATCATAACGGTAGCTGGTAATAATTTTGTCTTTGATTTATCATTAGAAGGTAAAACATTTACAAATGAAAATTGGTATGGTATAGTTATTAATTTATCTAATACATTTAAACAATTAAGTGCATTTGTATGGAACATAGATAAGATAACAGGATCACCTCAGTTTAATAAGGGTTCTGAAATGGTTAATATGTATAACAAAACAATATCATTAACAGAAACTTATTCAGTAGCAGATAGTTTGAATTGGAAAATAGTATCTTGTAATATAGATCTTACTAATATTAGAATATTTACAGTACCTATTGAAATAGAGGAACAATCATTAGTTCTTTCTCAATATGTTGTTAAAGATTCTCATTTACATGTATTGGTAGATAATGGTATACCAGGTATTAGATTGTTAAAAAGAACAGAAGTTAGATAATAAAAAGAAAATTATGAAATATTTAAAAGATTATGATGAATTCATAAATGAAATGGTAGAATTTCCAAGTCTGTTTGGGATAGATGATAAGGTTATATTTATACCTAGTGCAAAACAGGCAGATGATATGAAAATAGTTAGAGAAGATTCTTATGGAACAATATCTGCTGTTAGATTTACTAAAGCAAAAGTACTTTACGATATTATTGATGATTATTGGGGAAAGATATTTAAAGATGTAGATTCTTCATTTGTTAAACCTTTTAAATCATCTATAAAATTGAAAGAAAAACTGAATGAATCAAAACAAGTTGGAAATTTATATTATTTTACAACAATAGAAAATTTCAAAAAGATTTTAGAAAACAATTCAATAGAATCAATTTTTGATAAAAAGTTAAACAAAAATTACGTACCATTTACTAGGGATTTTAACGGAAAAGGTCAAGAAGTTAGAATAGTTATAGATGGAGATAAATTGAGTGAAAATTTCAAGATAAGACCATTCAAGGGTGAATTTGATTGTGATGAAATTGTTTTATGCGATGATTTGGTTGGAATAAACAAATATATTCATAGAGTAGATATTATGGAAGAAAGCGAAAAAGGTGTTATGTTAGATCAAAACCAACTTGGAGCATTTTTTCTTGCATTATTAACAGTTGATGATACTACTGAAAAATTTAAAATAGAATTTGTAAATAAGTTTGAACCGTTACATTTATTATAAAAAAATAAACATTTCTGGTTCTTTTTATATAATTTTATTAATTATTTAATATGAGTGAAAACGATAGTAATATACCTAATGATGATAAAGATATAATACGGTTATCTATAACTGATTTGATAGCCCAAGGCCTGCCTGATGAAATAACTGGAACAGATGATGCAAATAAAGCATTGCCTCAAACAACAACAAATCAGGTATACGATAGTATTTTAAAAAGATCGGAAGGTAAGGCGAAAAAAACCTTAAACAGTCTTTTGAAATTTTATGTATCTGAAGATATTATAAGTAATGATGAATATGTATCTTCTAAGATGGAAATAGAACAGATGGCTTTAACTAATTTGATTTATTTAATGGAAACATCTGAAAAAGCAATGACTAGATTATTAAATACTATAGATGCAGGATCACTTGAACCGAGGATGTTTGAGGTATTAGCAGGTTTACAAAAAACAATGTTGGACATAATTAAAAGTCAAACAATGTATATGATGGCAGCTGAAGAAGGTGCTAAAAAAATAGGAAGAGATTACGAGATGTATCAGGGTCAACCTGCTATTAAAGGAAACAAAAGTGTTTCAAATAAGAACATAAAAACAAGAGGAACTAAAGATTTAATGAAAGCTCTACAGGAAATGAAATCAAAGGAGAATAAAACTGATAATAATATTGATGAAATAACGGATGTGACGGATATATCCGATGAACCTGAAAATCAATAGTAACGAATGGCAATCCATTCGTTTTTCATTTTTAGAGAAACTAGAAAAATTAAATTAAACCTACCTTAAACAATTAACTTTAAATTTTAGGAAAAATTATTAAGATATATAAAAATACTTAATGCTTATAAAGTTTTGTAAATTAAATATTTAATATGGAAACACAGACAAACGAAGCAGAAAAAAACACATTTTTCAAGATGAAATATTTTATGTTCGTCTTGCTAGTTGGATTAATGCTTTTTTTACCTGCAAAGAGTAAACAGGGTTCGATAGAAAGAGATTATAATATCGAACGAGTTAAAGAACACGAAGAAATGAAACGATTGGAAGCAATTCGAATCGAAAGAGAAGCTGAAGAATTAAGAGTAAAGAATGAACGAGAAGAGAAAGAACTTGAGCGTATGATGATTATTAAAGCTAGGTTGGATCTCAATCTTAATAAAAGTACATGGATTTACTTAAGGCATCTAGCAATAAGAGAATCCAGTAATAGATGGAATGTTGTATCAATTAAAGGTTATGCTGGAAAGTTTCAGTTTGGAAATGCTGCATTGAAGGATGTTGGTAGATCCGATATAACTTATCGAAAGTTTAAAGCAAATCCATCTATATGGCCAGAACATGAACAAGATATTGCAATGGTTAAACTTCTAAGAAGAAATAAAAGGATTCTTAAATATTATATTACTAAATATAATAAAACAACATTTAATGATATATATGTAACAGAATCTGGAATGTTAGCTGCTGCACATCTTTCAGGTGCCTATGGAGTTAAAAAATATTTTAAAACTAATGGTAAGTATAATCCAAAAGATCCACTTGGAACAAGCTTATCTGATTATCTACGAGATTTTTCCGGTTATTACGTTAAACTATAACGTGTTTTAAAACATTACCTTAATCTATTTTTAAGTGATATATATTAAAAATAGGTTAGGTATATGTTTGATGAGAAGACTGAGGCCTTAATATGGAGTACTAAAAGATATGAAGATCTTATGCTTGCTATGGATACTGGTGAGCGACCTAAAATGACTCCCTTTTATGAAGGAAATCCAATAATAAGAAAAGGAAATATTATATTCGATTATACAGAATTCGAAATTTCAGAAATGAAAAAATGTATAAATGATATAAAATATTTTGCAAATAATTATTGTACTGTAATGACTGATGAAGGTCTACAAACAATAATACTTAGAGATTACCAAGAAGACATGCTAGATCATTTTGTTAATGAAAGATTTTCAATTGTATTAGCAAGTAGACAAATAGGTAAAACTATTTGTTCTTCTATTTATATTGCTTGGTTTGTTTTATTTAGTTTTGATAAAAACGTATTGGTACTTTCAAATAAGGGTGCAACAACAAGAGAAATCGTTGATAAAACAAAAGTAATATTAGAAAGTCTTCCATTTTTCATGAAACCTGGAACCGTCAAGAATGATGTTTTTAATATGAAATTCGATAATGGTTGTAGGATAGTAGCACAAAGTACCACTAAAAAAGCAGGTATCGGTTTTACTATTCACCTTTTATTCTTAGATGAGTTTGCACATATACATCAAAATTTTGTGAATAGTTTTTATGAAAATGTTTTTCCAACACTTTCATCATCTAAAATTTCAAAAATTATCATAACGAGTACACCTTCAGGTTTCAATAAATTCCATGATATTTATAAAGCTGCTATTGAAGGTAAGAATGAGTTTAAACCCTTTAGGGTAGATTGGTGGCAGGTTCCAGATAGAGATGATGCATGGATGCATAGAGAAATTGGTTCACTTGGTTCTTTAGATGCTTTTAATAGACAGTATGGTAACATGTTTGTATCAAGTGACAATCTTCTCTTAAGTCCAGATGAAGTTAAAAAAATACAAAAAATTCAAACAGAATTTAACACTCATAATTTTCCAGAACTTGATGATATAGATATAGAGTATGAAAGATTCTTAAAATTTCATCCAAGTTTTGATATAGAGGAAGCTGGTGAAGATACAAATTTTTGGGCATTTTCTATTGATATAGCAGAAGGTGTTTTAAGGGATTATTCAATTATTAATATTTTTAAAATAGAAATTTTGGATAAAAAAAATTTTAAACATCTACACCAACCTGGAACAATATCCGATTTCTTTGCTCTTAAACAGGTCGGAATATTTAGAAGCAATGAACATAACATAGAGGATTTTTCTAAGATATTGTACACGTTAACCTTTGATATTTTTTATGCTGAAAACATTAAAATGATAATTGAATGGAATAACTATGGTGGTGAATTACTTAAAAATTTACAAACAATATTTCCACAAAGAAATGAATTTGATGAAGAACTTGTTGTTAAATTTAAACACAGAATAGATTCCAAAGTTGCTAAATTCGGTTTAAAAGTTAAGAATGATAACAAAGGAATAATGTGTCAAAAGTTTAGAAAATATATTAGAGAAAATAGAATGATAATTTCAGAATACAATACAGTAGAAGAGGCAAAACAGTTTGGGAGAATGCCAACTGGTATATATAAAGCTTTAAAAGATCATGATGATATAATAATGACTTGTATTAATGTAAGTGAATTTTTTGGTACAATGGATTATTCTGATTTTATTGAAGAAATCCAGGATCTGTTAGAGCATGATATAATTGAAGGTATTGAAGATGAAATAGATAAAGGAACTAAGGGGGATGGTAGTATGTATTTCGATATTTACGAACTATTAAATGATCAAGATACAAGCAAATTCGATAAAAATGAATTAGATATATTTTAGAAGATATATATTTAAATAGCATCATTCATTAAAGTTTATTTATAATTAGAAATATTAATGATACTGGAGGTGATATATAAATAAAAGAAAAAAAACACAAAAAATTATGGCTTTAATACCACAAATAGAGGCTCTTAAGTCTAGCGGATCATACAGATTAACATTCGATAAAAGCCAGACAGTTAGTATACCAGCTGAACAAATTAGATTGATAGTTGGTTTTAGTAAAACAGGACCATTCAATACTCCTGTATTCGTACCTGATTCTGGATTTTTTACTGATGTGTTTGGCGATATTGACAGAGCTATGGAAAGAAAAGGTTCTTATTTTCATAGAACCTGTTTAGCTGCATTAGAAAGAGGTCCAATCTTAGCATTGAACCTTTGGAGATTAGATACTAATGTTGATACAGGTGATATGGTAGAAAATATATCATTTTCAACTGCCGCTACCACAACAAATGATGTGTTAGCAACCGATCTTTTCTCAGGTTTTTATAATAGAGAAAAATTTTGGTATCCAGAAGATGAATCGTTTTTAGGAAACATAAGTTCATCAGGAAATAAATTATTTAATTTAGTTAATTTAAGTAAAAAACCTCTTACAGTAATTGTAAGAAAAGCGCCTACATCATCAATTTCAGGTTTTGATATCACTGCTAAAGAATGGTTTGGATTATCTGATATTCCAGATTATTTACACAAGGATGATTATATTTCTGATTTTATGATTGATGTTATTTTATTAGAAGGAGATTATGGTCCAAGTACTACTGATAGTACACCATACGAAAGATTAGCATCTGATCCAATATTTGCAGCTTATTTTGATACTTCAAAGGGTATCAAAAGAAAAATTTCTGTTGCAGATTCAAATGATAGTTCATTGGAACAGTTTTTACAAAAAACTGAAGTTAAACATCTTGCAACTTATACAGGTTGTTTACTACCAGATTTTATTGATCTAAATGGAACAAACGTATTTATACAGGATATCATAAATGCTGATACTCCCAAAACAGGAATGTTCTGTGCAGTAAATAAAGAAGCATATGATGCTGGAACACTTGTTTCAGGTATTGATGGAGGTCTTGATTTAATAGGACACAATCTAGAATTTGAACAACCAAATACAATTGATTTTCTTTCTTATAAAGAAACTATCAAATCAGATTTGGAATATGATCAAACATATGTTACATCTAACACAATAACAGATACTATTGGTATATCACCAACAACTGCAACTTCTGGAAATATTTTGATGACAATTGATATTGCAACTAATCCAGATTTTTATGCTGCAATTGTTGCATCTACTTTTAGAGCAAATACACTAAGCCCTAGAGTACTTGGTTCTTATTTCTTGAGTGATGCTGGTACATTTGTTCCAGTAATTACAAAACAAGTTACTGCAACTACTGCATTAATTGAATTCAGTGCAACTGGTGGAGTAACAGATTCAGCATTTGATAGTGCATTAGCAGGTAATTCTTTAAAATATGTTAATTACGGAGATATAGATTATAATGTTGATAGTTCTACAGGAGCTGCTTCAAGCACACTCATGTCATCTTATTCTAACAGTTTATATACTGCATATACATTGGGTACATTAACTGATGGAGATAGAATAGTATGGGATGCTGATAGTAGTGGAGATGCTCAAGTAGGAGAAGTTGGATACTTAGATTTCAATATATCAACAAGTACAAAAATTATGAATACCGCAGGTTATACTGAATCATTAATTTCAGATACTACTTATTCAATTCCTGTTGTAAATGTTACTGCATATCAAACTGCAGATTTTACAGGAGCTATTGCTTATGATTATTTGGAAATATTCTTTGATTCAAGTGATGTTGCTCTTGCTCTTGGAACACTTAATGTTCAAACACTTAAAGGAGCTTTAAATAAAACTATACCGGCTACTTCAGGTACATTAGCAAATGTTGTAACAGTACATACTGATTATGAAGCTGATTTAGCTCCAGGAATGTTCTTGGTTGGTGATGATGGTGGAACAACTGGACCATCTAGATTAACTAGAATAGTTACAATATCTAAAACTGGAACAGTTCTAACAGTTACAACTGTTGGTCCAGTTCTTGTTAAAGATATTGCAAGTGTAGATTCTATAGAAGTTTATGATGCTATCACAAATTGGGTAGATTATTATACATTAACTTCAATGAATGGATTTACACATACATCATATCATTTACCAAATAATACAATGGATCAACAAAACAATATTCTTTATGATACATTATCAGGAACTCAATTATTCAATGCATTAATTGATAAAGATAATATCACATTTAGATATATTGTAGATTCATTTGGATTGGGTATAGAATCAAGTTCAAAAGCTATTTTAGCAAATCTTGCAAAAGAAAGACAAAATGCTTTTGCTATTCTTAATGCACCATCTATGAAAAACTTTTCTGATTCAACAACTCCATTATTCTTGGATGCAAATGGATTGGTAAGTACTAAAATGATTTCAGAAGGTGGAGATTTAACAAAAAATCCAACTTTACTTTATACACTACCAGGTATCACATCTGGTTCAAACTTTGCAGGATATTATGCACCATACTTAGTGGTAAGAGATAGAGGTAGAAACGTAACAGTTCCACCAGCAGGTTACATATCAAATAATTTTATTGATAAATATGTAGCAGCTCTTCCATGGTCAATTGTTGCAGGTGCAAGAAGAGGCATAATTGCAGGTAGAGGAGTTGTTGGAATTGAATACAATTTCGATAGAATTGATAGAGATTGGTTAGAACCATTTGGTATTAATCCAATTATATTCCAAAATGGAACTGGAATAGTTATTTTTGCAAATAAAACAGGACAACAAAATATCAAATCTGCATTGTCAAGTATACATGTAAGAGAAGTATTGATATATCTTCAAGATGGTATAGAAGCAATTCTTAAGAATTTCATCTTTGAATTCAACACACCTCAAACAAGATTAGAGATTAAAACTCTTGCAGATAATTTTATGAATCAAATACAAGCAGATAATGGAGTATATGATTTTAGAAACATAATGGATGAAACAAATAATACTTCTGAAGTGATTGATAAAAATATTGGTATCTTAGATACTTATGTTGAACCAGTTAAAGGCTTAGAAATACTTGTTCATAGAACAACTATTCTTAAAACTGGTGTAATTTCAACTGGAGAATTTATTTAAAATTAAACTAATGAAAATGCTAGTATAAAAGCTAGCATTTTCTTAAAATATTAAAACTAAAAATAAAAAATAAAATGAAAAAAATATTAACATTTGAAGAATATAATTTAGTAGAATCTATAAATTCTAAAAATTATGATTTTGAATTAAATGAAGAAGAACTTACAGCATTGTTTTCTAAAGTATTGAAAGAAGACGAGGTTAAGGCTAAAGTAGATGAAGTATTAGCTGCTAAGAAAGAATTTGATGAAGCGAATGCTACAAAATAAAATTAGTATTCAATAACGAATATATAATTAAATAAAAAAAAGATAGAGAAATGCCATTACCACACTATGACCAATCTAAAGCATCGATAAATTTATCTGAAGTAGTTCACTCAAATTTATTCGAAATAACATTTTTGACACCATTAAACCATGATGCTGCTCTTATATTAGAACATGTAAAAAGTATATCAGGTATGCAGGGTGTTAATCCATCGATAGATCCAGTTGGTCAAAGGTTCAAGTTCACTGATAGAAGTTTTGCAGGTATGCCTGCTCAAACATTTGTAGATTTAAGTGTTGTATTTACGTTAAACCTTAATATTGCAAATGAAATGTATTTATACAAACAATTTAGAGATTGGTACACGATTATTTACAATCCTCATACTGGTGAAATGGGATTAAAGACAGAATATGTTGGAACAATGATAGTTGTTCAATACAACAGAAAGGGTGATATTTTTAGAAAGGTAACATTTAAAGATTGTTTCCCAACTGGAACATTGGAAACACTTGATGCTCTCGATTACGACACTGCAGATCCACAGGAGATGACTATAGCATTTAGATCCGATCACTGGACAGAAGAGTTGACATAATTTTTCAGAGGGAGATATTATCTCCCTTTTTAGATTAAAATATTTAAAACATGGAACATCTTTTAGAATACGAAGAGTTTACAAAAAAGGATAACGAATTACAGAATAATCTTAAAGAATTGGTAAAAGATTTAAAAGATATCGATTCTGATTTTACACATAAAGTAGTTGACGTAAAAAATAAATCGGTTCTAATCAAAACTGAAGATATAGAATTGAGAGATGATTTTGTTGATTTTATCGTTGATAACAAAGATAAATATAGAGTAGAAGCTGTAAAAAAAGAAGGCAATAAAAGTATAAAACTAGAATTTTATACTGATAAAGAACTAGATAAAGATCATAAAGAAATTGAAAAAGATAAAAAAGAGAAAAAGAAACAAAAAGAACTGATGTTTGGCATTATGCCACCAGAAGAAGAAATACCAACCGAATAAAACAAAGCTCCTTAATTGGAGCTTTTTTATTTAAATTTTATGTCAATTTAATACAATTGCTCGATATTCAATGATATATAATATAATAATATAAACTATAATATTGTAATATAATGGGAAAAAAGATAGTTAAAATCTATGAGCTTAGTTTTTCCAATGGAGATAAATATATAGGTTCTGCATTTAAGGAAGAAAATAGATTAGAAGCTCATAAAAAAGTATTTAATGAAAACGACATTAAGGTTAAAGTATTGAAAGAAATACCTGAATCCCAACGTATAAAATGGGAGCAATATTTTATTGCACACTATACTCATATAGGAGAAAAATTAAGAAATAAAAATGCAGGTAGTGGAAATCATCCATCTCAAATCGAAGGAAAATATAAATTAGCAGAAAAAATTCAAGTATTATTGACCAAAGAGGATATTGAAAAATTGTATAATATAATAGTAGGAAAGACTTTTGCTGAAGGTGGAAAACCACCTCCCCTATCATCTTATATTAGAGATTTAATTAAGATGCATATAGAAGAAGAAACGAAAGAACAAAAAAGTTATGCAGGTGATCACATTAAAAAAATTATTAAAGAAACAAAAAAAGTAAAAAATGGCTAAAAAAGAAGAGAAAGATAAATTTGAAGAAGCTGCAAAAAGAGCTATCTTAAAAGATACTGAAGATAAAGAAAAATCTTTAGGAAATGTAAAAGACATTAAATCTGAAAAGGTTGAACCCGAATCTAAAACAGAAGGAGAATATAAATCATTGGGAAAAGCTAAAATGCATAAGTATAAAAAAGAAGATGGTATTACTGATGAATTAAAAGCTCTTGAAGAAAAAATGGGATACATTGATATAGTTACAGAAAATTTACCGTCAAAGGGTAAGTTTTATCCGTATGGTACAGTAATATCTATAAGATCAGCAAGTGTTCAAGAGGTTAGAGATTTTTCAACAGTAGAAGAAACAAATCTTTTTGATGTTGATGATAAATTAAATAACATTTTAGCTTTTTGCGTTAAAGTTCAATTAGGAGATAGAAAGGGAACATATAAAGATATATTAGAAGAAGATAGAATATTCGTTATTTTATCTGTAAGAGAATTAACATTTAGTAAGGGTGAAAATAAATTAATGATACCAGTTATTTGTGATCAATGCCAACATGAAAATTCTTATGAATTAAGAACAAATTCTTTACAGTATTATGATGAAGAAATTGATCTTGGAAAATATTATGATGATGAAGAAAAAGTTTTTAACATAAGAACTAAAACTGCAGGTAATTTTGCAATGCGTCCTCCAAGTATAGGTGTTATGAAAGAAGTTACATCATATATAAAAAAGAAAGAGGAAAAGAGAGAAAAATGGGATAAAGCATTTTTACAGGTTCTTCCCTACATGGTTCAGGAATGGAGAGGATTTAACGAAAAATCTATATTTGATAACAAAGTGGAATTTCAGGGATGGAGTACTGCTAAATATACTGTTGTTTATAGATTAGCTGAGAAGATGAAAATAGGTGTCAAAACAGAATTCGTACAATCATGTGAAAAATGTCAATCAAATATTGAGATGCCAGTTTCTTTTCCAGGTGGAATTAAATCATTATTTGTAGGAAGTAATATTGAAGAAGAATTAATTTAAAAATATGAAAGCAGTTGCAGGTATTAGTGTAGATAAAAAATCTATATTATCAATGTTTAAGATAAATTTGGAGAATTTTTTTAAAGCTAAATTGGCTCTTTATTACCATTTAAGGATGCAACCGAGTGAAATTGAAAACATGCCATATTATGAATATGAAATGACACTTGAAAATTTACAAGAGTTATTGAAAGAAAAACACGATGCAGAGAAAGGTGCAAATAAATCCCAACAAGATTCGATACCGAATTATTCTAAAATGGCAGGTAAATTCAAATCACCAAAGATGCCAAACATAAAAATACCAAAGATGTAAAAAAGGAGCCAATTGGCTCCTTTTTTTTGTCATGAATTAATAGAAAAAGTTATTGAAATAAATATATAAATAAATAAAAGTTATCATCATGGAAAAATTTGCAAATTTTGAAGTACCTGTAGAAAAAGAAAAGGTTGTAGAATCAATTAAGGAAAAAAAGAATAAAGGATGTCCAGTTGGAGAAAAGGGAGAACCAGGAGAATCAGGTATACTTAAAAAAACTTATCTTAAAAAATTCAATGACTTTGAAATAAAATCTGAATTAAATGAAGATGATGTTTTAGAGAATGAATTTTATGAAACATTAGAAGGTATAGATGAATCTATATTAGCTGATATAAGAAAAATGGGATTTGGAAAAGCATTCAAACGTTTGGGAAGAGGTATAATGTTGGGTGTTAGTGATATATTAAAGAAAAATCCTAAGGTAGCAAAGATGTTTAAAGATGGAATAAATAAATATGGAAAAAGTTTTGTTGAAGATGCATCTCAGATAATGGGAGAAACTGTAAAAAATCTCGAAAACAAATTTGAAGAAAAACAAAAAGATTGGGAAAAGAAAGAAAAAGAATGGTTGGATAAAGAAAGAGAATTCGAAAAGAATCAATAAAATCCCAACAAAGATAAAATTATTGTAATCCTAAATGGCAAGAGGTAGTGGTGATAAAACTATAATTAAGAACCAAGAAGTTATAATTAATGTATTGGATAAAATTGAGAAGTTAGCTTCTAAATCAGAGAAAAATGTAGAAACTATACAGCTGAATATTTCTGAAAACATTATAAGTGGGATTACTTCTATAAAAAGCGAATTACAGACACAAACAAAAATTCTTAATGGTATTCTTAAATCACTTGGCGGAAAAGCAATAAAGGCCAAAAGGGATGATAGTGATATTACTAAAAGTATTATATCAGGTGATATAGGTGGTGATAAAATAGTAGATTTTGGAAAGATATTGGTAATACTTGGTGGTGCATTCTTTGCATTTGGAAAGGGTCTTGGACAACTTTCAGAAATAAGTAAGGAACAGGCAATAACGATGTCCCTAGTAATGTTAACAATGTTTGGATCAATAGCAATGATCTATTCTAAGGGATACGATATATCGATTGCACAATCAGCCATACTATCACTGACTCTGGTTATGTTGGCAATGACTGTACAGTCTATATCTAGGATATTTTCAGATATGCCTGATGTATCAACCAAACAGATGATAACAGGAATTGCTATTGCAGCAATTTTTGTACCAATAACAGCATATTTTATTAAATCGTTGAGTTCAATGTTAACAGGTAAGGGCATAATGGGAGCATTGGGCAATGTTATAAATGCTGGAATAATTGCAGTATCTTCTATGGGAGCATTGTTGATATTTCCCATGATAGCTCTTTCATTGGTAGCAACTGCAAATGTTTTAAAATTGATGCCTAGCATTGATCTTAAGAAATTGGCTATTGCAGCAGTTGTAGCAGCATCATTGATTCCAATAGTAATGATATTTAAAAATGTATTAAGAGCACTTAGGGGAGATGCTTTCACAGTTGCAATAAGAACTGTTTCAAGTATAGCAGGTAAGGTATCCGGTTCACTTGTACAACCAATGAGTATGATGCAATCGTTGGGTGCATCATTACTTATTATACCAGTGCTTGCAATAACAGTAGTTGCAACTGCTTGGATATTCATGGCACTTCCAAATAAATTTAAAGCGCCTCCAATTGATTGGGTATTTAAGGTTGGTTTATCGTTATTGTTTTTTTCTATGTCATTTTTAAGAATGTCAAAACATTTAGAAGTTTTAAGTAAAGAAACTGGTACTGGAGTATTTAGTATAACAACAAGAGAAGAAATTAAAAAGAAAAAATTTGCTGGGGGAAAAGCTGCTGGAATGTTTGGAATGATGATGGCACTTTCTGCATCAGTTGTTGCAACAGCATGGATATTCATGTTGTTTCCAAATGAAGATAAACTTAAAGCTCCACCGTATTGGTGGATCATAAGAGTAGGTTTAGCAATGTATTTATATGCAACTGCAATTGGTTCATTAATATCGTCATTTCAAGGTAAAAAATCAGCAATTTCGATAAGAAGTACCTTTAAACCTGTAAAAATTAAACCTGCTGCTTTAGTTATGGCAGTTGCTGCTATACCATTGATTGCATTATCTATTGTTGGAGTAGCACATATACTACAGAAACTTCCAGAGGAAAGTAAATATAAAGCTCCACCACTTGGTTGGATTATTCTTACAGGTTTAACATTAATTATATTTTCAAAAGCTATTTCTATAATTATATCAGCATTAAGTGGAAAATCTGCCGTTAAAACTGGTAATAAAATATTGGATGTACCTATGAAAGGAAGAGTAACGGCAAAAGATATTGTACTTTCTGCATTTGCTTTGGTATTAACTGCACTTGCAGTTAGAGCAGTAGCTGAAATTTTTCAGACTTTTCCTGAAGATAATGTTTTAAAAGCTCCTCCACTTTGGTGGACTATTAAAGCAGGTATTGCAGTGTTGTTATTTTCATATTCATTAAAAGCTATCGCAAAATCATTAACTGCAGGTAAGAACAAAATGACTCTTGTTGGTGTTGTATTAGCAGGTTTAGCTATGGCAGCATTAGCTACTGGTATAGTTGCGACAGCATGGATATTTAAATTTTTACCACCAGATAATCAGATGAAATCTCCACCTTTAGTATGGACACTTAGGGCAGGCATTACAATGGCACTGTTTGCATTTTCTGTTAAACTCATGTCAACTGCTATAAAAGGAAAATGGAAAGATATATTTAAAGCAGGTGCAATGATGGGTATACTTGCAGCAGCAGTAGTTATCATAGCATGGGAATTCATGTTGTTACCACCTGGAAATAAAATGAAAGCTCCTCCAATTATATGGGTTATATCTACTGGAATAACGATGGTTCTTTTTGCTCTATCTATTGCATTATTGATGAAAATCAATCAACAATTGAATATTAAAAAAGCAGGTAAAGCTGCTGGTATATTGGCACTTATAGCAGGTGCAGTTGTTGCTATAGCATGGGAATTTTCACTTCTACCGAGTAAGTTTAAAAGCATACCGATAGAATGGATCTTACCTACAGCATTAGCGATGATGGTATTTGGAATAGCATTTTGGGTAATTGGTAAATTGGGTAAAAAAGCAGTTATTACTGGAGCACTGGCAATGATGTTTGCAGGTGCAGCAATAGTACTTATAGGAATTGGAGTTAAAAAGTTTGCAGAAGCTATTTCTATGATTGATAAACCATGGCAGATGATTGCGATAATGGGAGCAGTAATTCTTACATTAGGAGTTGTTATGGCAATAGCTGGATTGGGACCATTACCTGGATTCATTACATTGGGTTCAGCAGCAATGGTAGTTGCAGGATTGGCTCTCATATTGGTAGGTGTAGGAGTAAATAAATTTGCTAAATCATTCTCTATAGTAGATAAACCTTGGGAATTCATTGGACAGATTGCTGCACTTATTGGAGCAGTAGGATTGGCAATGGCAGGAGCAGGATTGATATCACCAGCTATTTTGATCGGTTCTGCTGTAATGATAATGGCAGGAGGTGCTCTTGTTCTTATAGGAAAGGGTATAAAGAGTTTTGCAGATATCATGAAAACTATAGATCCTAATGATCTAACATATATGATAGATATTGTGTTAAGTAAAGTTAGTGATTCATTTGGAGCAATAGGTAAAAAGTTTGGAGGTTCAGGATTGGTTGGAGCAATAATGGCTATTACAGGAACTGATGATGTATCTAAGGGTATCAGAATGGTTAAAGGTATGGGTAACGTACTTACTGAGATAGCTATGGGTGTTAAAGATTTTGCTAATTTAACATTCATAGATTCTAAAGGAACTTCAGTTGCTTTAACACCAGCAGATATGGAAAAAGTTAGTGCTAATATTAAAATGATAGTTAGTTCACTTTCTAGTACACTTGGAGAATTAGGACAAGATCCAAATGCAAAAAGAAAATGGTTCTTGGGTAAAAGTGCCATAGATAAAGGTAAAAAGGTTGTTAGTAATATAACAGATGGTTTGTTTGAATTGGCTGATTTTGTAAGAACAATATTAGATATACCTGATGTAAATAGAATAAAACAAACAATAGAAGATGTCATATTAGCAATACCTTCTGCTTTTGTTAAAGCTGGTTCTATGTTATCCAAAGAAATGGATGCAGCAAACGTTGGATTGAATTTCTTGAGTAGAATACCAGAAAATTTTGTAAATGCAATCGTTAAATTATCTAAAAAAGATAATAAGATAGATAACATAGCGAAAAACTTCGCAGATATGGCAGTATCGATGCAAAAATTCTCTGCTGCTGTAGATACTTTAGATGATGTGAAATTAGATAAGATGAATCAAACATTTTCTACACTTGCAGAAATTTATAAATTCAGTGATGATGCCGATATTGGGGAACAGATTGCTGAAGGTATTAAAACTGGAATTGAAATGGCTCTTGAACTTATTGAAAGATTCATCAAAAAAGAAAATCCAGATAAGAAACTTGAAATTATTCCTGAAGTTAGAAAAGAAATTTATGCAGCTAATGATACAACTGGAAGAACAGATTCTGGAATAACTTCTGACACTAAAGTATTGGCTGATAAGATGCAAGCCGTTATCAATAAACTTGATACAGAATTGACCGTAAGAATTGTCAATGAAAATTTTGAAATTGGTTAATTTTTTTTCGAAACAAAACACAGCCGGCATTATATAAAAATACAGAGACTGTTTTGGTTAATGGAGTAAAATTAAAGAAGATTCAAATGGAGACAATTTTAGTTAAAAACACAATTGGCATTCCCTATTACATTTGGAATGGAATTAAAAACAATAAGTTAAAACCATCTAAATTTGATAATGGTAGACGAGTATGGGTTGCAGGTGATGAAGAATTTGAAGAAAAATATATCAAATCATATCATATTCAAGGAGAACCAGGATGGAAAAAAACTGGCTTTATTCTTGAGACGGAATTTGGTTATGAACAAGCTGTTTATGACGAACAAATCATAATACATCCAAGTGATATTTATGAATCCTAATAAACATTAGGTTACAAACGGTATACGCGAAACTAATTTATATAGTACCATATATAATATAAATAGCTTTTCTCAAAAGGCATTAAAATTAATATTATGAAAAATAAAAAGAATAAAAAAACTAGAACATTTCTTTATTTCAATAAAAAAAATTTAAATAATAGAACATATACAGAAGATAGTATAGATGAAAACATAATTAATGATTACAAATTAAAAATAGAAAACAAAACAGCCCTTGGTGAATTGTTACATACAGATAAAAATAATCTTGTAGAAAGAAATGATTTTGGTTCAATTGCTTTGAAATATGTTTCTCACAAAATTACTAAAATAAAAGTTTTTAAAAGTAAGATAAAGGGTGAAATAGAAATACTGGCTACTCCATCTGGTAAAATACTTTCTGAACTTATTGATAAAGATTATGTAGTAATACGACCAAGATGTATAGGTCATGTTGACGAAAACGGTATTGCTAAAGTAACTGATATTATTTCATTTGATGCAGTAGATGCCAGTAATGATAGTTTTATTAATATAAGAAAAAGAGTAGACGAATAATTTTAACATTTTTTAAAATAAATCATTATTATTATATTTACCCTATATAATAATATAATAAATGCGCGCGTAAAATGATTCAAACAAAACAAATTCAAATATTTAAATTTTTGCAGGACTTCAATACTCCTGTAGAAGTTAATGAAACCATTTCGCAACATATAGGAGATCTTGTTATTGTTATAGATAATGTTGTTTTTGTAAAGGATAAAAATAAAAACAATGATTCTACACAATTTGTAAGTGCAGTATACAGTGGAGAATTTGTAAAGATGAATGACTTAATATTTAAGGAAGTAACAGAATTAAATTAATAATTAGATGATGGATTTTTCAAAATTAACAGAAGGTTTTTCCGATAAAGAATTTGTAAAAGAATTGGGAAATCCTTCTGATATTTATTTTGTTGGTGGTTGTGTTAGAGATACAATAATAAAAAAAGATTCTAAGGATATTGATATTCTTGTACGAAAGAAAACATTTACTGAAATAGAAAATATCCTTAAAAAATACGGTTCAGTAAAAAGAACAAATGTTGGTGATAGATTTGGAGTTTTAAAATTTATACCTACAGGAGAAAGTGAAAGTATAGATATATCATTACCTAGAAAAGAAAATAAGGGAGAAGGAGAAATTGACCACACAAACTTTGATGTATTTTCAGATCCAAATTTAACGATTGAAGAAGATCTTGGACGTAGAGATTTTACGATGAATTCAATTGCTGTTGATCTTACAGGTAAAGTAATTGATCCTTTTAAAGGAGTTTATGATACAATTAGTGGAATAATAAAGGCTACAAACTTTGATGCATTTTTGGATGACCCATTACGTCTTTTAAGATGCGTTCAATTTATGGCTAGATTGAATTTTAGATGTGATTCAAAAACTTATAGATTTATAGTAAATAATGTAAGATTGATATCTAAAATAAAGTCTGAACGAATATATGATGAATTGGAAAAAATCTTTGAAAAAGGAGATCATTTTAAGGGTATAAACATATTGTTAAATACTGGATTGTTTAATGTTATATTTGGAAGCCGTAGTAGTAAGACTCGAACGTTGACAACAAATAACAAAGTAGATTTTTTCTATCAGTTAATAAGTCATGCAAAAGGAGATATATCTCAACTTTATATCGAAAAATTAAAGGGAGACAAACATACTGCTAAAAGATTGAAACTTATTCAAACATTGAATTTAAACTCTGAAAAAGTTAGATTTAAAAATAGAATATTGTTATGGCAATCAATAGCTGTAGTAGAAGATATTTTAGATTATATTTCAATAGATTCTATTTTTGAAGGTCCAATCAATCAATTTAGAAGTGGTGAATTTCCAAAAAAGATGTCAGAAATAAAAATCGATGGTAAAGATGTAATTGATATAATTGGTGAAGAATCTGAAATTGTTGGAATTATACTTAATGAAATAGTTGGAATGATATTATCAAGACAGATTGATAATGATAGAAATAAGTTATTGGAATATGTTAAAAGCAAAAAAAATAATGAAATTCTTTGAAGGTAAAGAAGAAGAATTAAAACAACTAATAAAGGATAGATACATATCAATCAATAAACATCCAGAAACTTCCCTATACATTTATAATTATACAAAACATTGTCAATATGATAGACATTGGAACGATATAACATTACAATGTCGAGGATTGATTCTTGATGAAAATTTAAATGTTATTTCAAGACCCTTTAAAAAGTTTTTTAATTATGATGAATTTAATGGACAACCAGTTCGGGATAGGGTTAACTTGAAATATAAACTATTCAATAAAATGGATGGTTCAATGGGAATATCTTATACATTAAATGATAAATGGTATATAGCATCTAGAGGTTCATTCGATTCTGATTTTGCAGATAAAGCAAATGAGATACTTTATAGAGATAATGTTGATGCTTTGTTTGCAATGAAGCCAAAATATACTTATCTTTTTGAAATCATATTTCCAGAGAATAGAATAGTTGTTAATTATGGTGAAGAAGAAAAATTGGTTTTGTTAGCAATAATAGAAACAAAAACTGGAAAAGAAATGGATCTGGAACATTACAATCCTGGATTTGAACTCTCAAAAGAATACAAAATGAAACAAGAATTTAATGATCTTTCTTTAACAGAAAAAATAACAAAGTTACAAAAACTAAATCTTGAAAATAAAGAAGGTTTCGTAATTTTATTCGAAGATGGACATAGAATAAAAATTAAATTTGATGATTATATAAGATTACATTCTTTGATGTTTCATGTATCAAGTCGAACTATTTGGAAAGCATTTAAGGAAGATATAAAATTAGAACAATACGTAAAAGAATTACCTGATGAAATTCATGATTGGTGTTCTAAAGAATATAATGAATTAAAAATTAAATTTAGTAATATAGAAAATTTACATATTAAAATTGTAAAAGAATATGAGAGATGCCAAAATTTAAAAGAAAGACAATTTACATTAGGTGAAGTTAAAAGTTTATTATCAAAATTCAAAAAAATTGGTAATATAGACAAAAATTTTTATAATAGATTAGAACAAGAAAAAAATAGATTACAAAAAGAAAAAAACGATTTTTTTAATTGGGTTAATGAATCATATAAAGGTTTTTCAAAGGGTCTCATACTTGCCATATATGATAAAACAAATTATCAAACTGCTATATTCGAAAAAATCAAACCAGAATTTAAACGTCCATTTTGGACTTATTAAAAATTAAAATTATGTCTATTATAGATTCAAAGGGTAAGATAAGAATTGATAATTCTGATGGTACATTTACAGAACTAACATTCACACTATCTCAATCAACATGTGAAAACATACTTAAAAATATACTTTTTTATATTGGTGGTTGTAAAGTAAGTAAAAGAAAAAAAAGTTATGCCTACAATAGATTTTGATGAAACTGTTTACAGAATACCCTATAAGTTAGCAGGACGTACTGTGGGTACTTTAACTATTTTACAATCAGTAAGTTATGAAGAATGGTTTCAAATTTATGAAGACCATGATTCCGGAGAATGTTCATTCCAAAAAATTGATAAAAAAGAATTTGATAGAATAATATCTTTATTGTAAAAATAATTTTAAATTTTATTTTAAATTAATTTCTTTATTATTATATTTATCCATAATATTATTAATCCATAAAAAAATTCAAATCATGTATGTATTTCAATTCTTAATAATACTTTGTGCAGTTCTTGGAGGTATTTATTTAATATTGGATTTATTTCTACCCTTAGTAAGGGGACAAGAAATTTTTACAATGTTTGCAAAAAAATCTGAAGAAACAGAAAAAAACGAAGAAACCAAAGAAACAGAAACAGAAAAAAACGAAGATAAAAAAAATACTAAGTAGTATTTTTTATTTTTAATTGTTTACTTTAATTTTAATTTAATTCATTTTATTATGGAACAAACACAAACAAAAAACAAGAGGGGAAAAGCCGCAAGGACCTTTCTTGGAATTGTAGTACTTGTCGGTATAATCGTTGCTATTGCTTTATCAAGCAGATTAGCGGAAAAGGTTGGTGCCGATGAAATCGTTGTAATTCAGGATCCTATTGATGGTGACCTGCACTTTTATTTCCAGCCAGGTTTATACTATCAAAACTTAGGAACTCCTACACATTACAAGAAAGAATCTCAATATTGGTTCTCTGCACACGAAGATCAAGGTAGTAAAACAGATCAAAGTATCAAAGTTCGTTTTAATGATGGTGGTCATGCAAAAATTTCCGGTTCAGTTCGTTGGACATTACCGATGGACATACCTTCAATGACGAAAATTCACACATTATTTGGATCACAGGTTGCAGTTGAACAACAACTCATAAGAACAGTTATTGAAAAATCCGTATATATGACGGGTCCACTTATGAGTTCAAAAGAATCATATGCAGAACGTAGAAATGATTTGATATCTTTTATTGATGATCAAGCTTCATATGGTGTTTATAAAACTGTAACACAAGATGTAAAGGGAATTGATGCATTATCTGGAAAAGAGAAAACAGTTACCGTTGTAGAACCATTAATGGATACTGTTACTGGAAAGTACTTCCGTCAGGAAGTATCTCCTATAGGAATGTATAAGATTGGTTTATATAACTTTTCTATCAATAAAGTTCTTTATGATAAATTAGTTGAAGATCAAATTGCAACCCAACAGAAAGCCATAATGGATGTACAAACATCTATTGCTGAAACTAAGAAAGCTGAACAGAATGCAATTAAAGCTGAACAGGAAGGTAAAGCTGCAGCTGCAACTGCTAAATGGAAACAGGAAGCTGTTAAAGCTAAAGAAATTACGTTAGCTGAACAGAAAAAAGAAGTTGCTAGACTTGCAATGGAAGAAGCAACATTCTATAAACAAGAAAAAATTCTTCGTGGTGAGGGTGAAGCGAAATACAAAAAGTTAATCATAACTGCCGATGGAGCCCTGAAACAAAAACTTGAAACATATGTAACAGTTCATGCAAATTATGCGAAAGCAATATCTGAATATAAAGGTGATTGGGTATCAAAAACATCAATCAATTATGGTGGAGCTGGTGCAGGAACAAAAAATGTAGGAGCTGGTGCAGGATTCTTAGGCACACAAAATCTAATAAATTTGATGATGGTGAAATATGCAGATGACTTATCGCTCGATATGTCAATTAAGAAAAATTAATTTAAACAATTAATTTACCAAAGTCAAATGAAAGGGATAGGAGTTTTCCTATCCCTTTTTTTAACACTAATTTAAAAAATCAATATTATGTTAAGTTATTTAGAAGATAGACTTGCTGCATTTTTTATTTATTTAAAATCAATCTATCTTTTTGGAAAAGCAGATTATGGAGATTTAGTGAATTATACAAATACCTCAAATTATTTAAAAGAAATTAAAAATAAAAAATGTGTTGTTATACAAAGAGGATTTTATTACTATAATTATCACCCTAAAGAAGAAGATTTTGATAAATATAGAGATAGTTTATTTAATAGAGAAGAAAATATTAAACGATATGATGATAGTTTTGTTGTATTAAGAAATATAGAAACAGGAGAAATTTATCTTAATGTTCAACATAGAGATTATTCATTATATGAAAGAAAACAAGTTATAATTATAAAAAGGAGATTTGATATTTTAGCTTTAAATACAGAATTAACTTTAAATAAAAAAGAAAATTTGTTATGTCCAGTATGCTTTAATAAACTTATTGTAAGTGGACAAGAAAGATTAGAAACGTTATCTGAACACGTATGTGATCCAAATGAAACACCATCACTAAAAGATAAATATATTTGTTCAAAAAACGGATGTGTGACAAGATTATATGATTGTTGTTGGAATGACTATGGAGAATATTATGGAGGTATTAAAAAAATTGATGAAAATAAAGATGATTATTCTGATAATTCATATCATTTAGATCATGAAGTATTTTTGAATGGTATATATGATGCTATTAATTCAGGTAGTAGAGAATCAAGTGTTAATATATCTGGTAAAAATCTAACAAGGAATGTATGGATGCCAGAAGATTTTTCGATAGGTAAATACACATTTAAAGTAGAAATAAAACACAAATCAAATTACAGGGGTGAAGTTTTAGGAATCAAACGAAAAATACAACTTTTAAAACGAGATGGTATAAGAAGTTATACACACTATTCATTTCCCATATTTACATTTTATAGATTATTAAAAGATTTTATTAAATTCAGAGCGGGTTATATCAAATATAGACAAACAAAACTTTTCGATACAAGAAAAGAAAAAACATACATAGAAGAGTTTGAACCCAAAATTAATGACAGTTGGCCATATAGAATTTATAATAAAATACAAATACAACTATGTCGTCATGAGAAGAAAAGAGCAGAAGATTTGGTAAAAACTCTTGAACGGTTGTTTAAAGCCATTAATGATGTTTTAGATAATAAACCTAAACTTACGCATACATATAGAAATGGAAAAATTTTTGGATTTTTACTTAATCCATATAAAATAACTATTTCATTAGATGGTAAAATATACACAGAAACGTATACGTGTATGATGTCAGGAAAACTTTTAGAAAGGGTATATAATCTTTATATTGAAAAGAATTTACCCATTAATCTTGCAATAGAACAGATAGATGAATTAACAGATCAATATAGATATGGTCTACTCACGTTACGTAAAATTTATAAATCATTAAAATTACAACAGGTATGAAAGATACAAAAATATTTTTAAAGAAAAAATTTCTTAATCATAAAAAAGGAACAGAAGTGTCGGAATTTTTGGTACAAAGTCCTGATTCAAGTAAAAACATGTTATATTTTGAACATGATGGGGGAGCAGTTGTTTCTTTACCGTTAACTTCAAAGATATTATCTATATGTGAGGGTGATATAAAGGTGTTGGAATTTGAATACAAATTGAATCCACAGAGTTGGCACAATGTAAAAAAAATAACATACAAAGCTTCTGATAAGGGATACAAACAGATCGATAAAAGTGGATTATTTTCTCCTGATGAATTAAAAAACATGGGACAGGTAAACAATGATTTTATTGCAAAACATATCAAAAAAATATATTTTACTTCTTTACAAATGGGTAAAGAAATTTTAAGTAAAGATGTTCAATACAGACAGGGAATTTTAACACATTTTAGATTAATAAAAGGAGTATATATGGCTCGATTTCTACGTACAACAACATCTAATATTAAAATATATGAATTAGAACCACCACCACCACTGTTTAAATTTAAAAGCGGTAAAGAATTATTTCCAGGTAATGTTATTTTTTATTTAGATCAACATAATTCAAGGGGATATGCTTCAAGAACTTTATCTCAATTCGATAATAATTTTATGCAAAAATTTAAATCAAAAGAACGTGAAGTATTTTTTAACTTAGAGGATGTCAATAGATATATACATGAAAATAAACCGTACTTTACACTAAAAGTTATAAGAAATTTTTTAAAAGATTTAGAAAATACTAAAAGTACAACCCCATTACATCTAAGAATTGAACGATTTAAATTAATTCACAAAATAAAAGATATATAAAAAGGTATTAAATATTTTTAAAATTGAAACTTTTTAATTATATTTACATATATTATTAAAATATAAATAGTTAGGTACATGACAAAAAAAGAAGAGCTATTAAGGTACAAGAAACTTGATGATATTGAACATTGTTTGTTAAGACCTGGGATGTACATTGGTTCAACGAAATTTCATAAGTCAGAAATTTATTTAATGGATGATAAGAAATTTAAATTATTTAATGTAACTTTTAATCCAGGTTTCATAAAATTGTTTGATGAAATCATTTCAAATTCTGTTGATGAATCCACGAGAAATACAAGATTAAATACTATTAAAGTAAAGGTTGATACAACAACAAGAACAATATCAGTTTGGGATAATGGAGGTATACCTGTTAAAAAACATCCTGAACATAAAGAATGGATTCCTGAAATGATTTTTACAAATCTTAAAGCTGGTAGTAATTTTGATGATACAGAACAAAGAAGAACTGCAGGACTTCATGGGGTTGGAGCCACTGTAACAAATATTTTTAGTAGTGAATTCGTAGTTAAAACAGCAGATGGTTCAAACATGTTCAATCAGACATATACTAATAATATGAAAGATAGAACACGTCCAATGATAACAAAATCTCAAAAGAACTTTACAGAAATAACATACCATCCCGATTTTAATAGGTTTTCGATGCAGGATGAAGGTATTGATGAAATCTCGATTGATCTTATAAAAAAACGTATAATTGATATTGCAGCTGTAAATCCAAGATTAAAAATATATCTTAACGGTGAATTATACAGATTTAGAACGTTTAAGGAATATGCCCAACTTTATTTGGATAAAGTATACCATGAAAAAACAAAAGATTGGGAAATAGTTATTGGATATTCTACAAGAGGATTCAAACATGTATCATACGTTAATTCAGTTGAAACAAAGGATGGTGGAACTCACGTTGATTATATAATGAATCAAATCATCGGTTGGTTAAGAGAAAAAGTAAAGAAAAAATTTAAATTAGAAATAAGACCTTCTGATATAAGACAACACATTTTTATATTCATAAATGCAAGTATCATAAACAGTGAGTTTGACTCTCAAACGAAAACAAAACTTGTATCAAGTGTAGCAGATTTTGGAACTGAACATAAAGTTTCAGATAGGTTCATGAAAGAAGTTTTTGAATCTGAAATAACTAAAAATTTACTTGAATGGGTTAGAAGAAAGAAACTTGAAGAAGAAAGAAGAGAACTTAAAAAATTAAATAAAAATTTATCATCAACAAAGGTTCTTAAACTTATAGATGCCAAAAAGAAATATGATAGAAAATATTGTATACTTGGAATTTATGAAGGTATGTCAGCATTAAGTGCAGTAAGGAAATTTAGAAACACCCAATTAATGGGTGCATTTCCATTAAAAGGTAAGTTCATAAATGTAAGTGAGCTTACAAATGCTAAAGTTATTCAAAATGATGAAGTTAAAAATTTAATGGGTTCTATTGGATTGAAGTTGGGAGAAGCACCGAAGAATTTAAGGTATGGTAAAATATACATATATGTAGATGCTGATCCAGATGGAGATGCAATCAGTGCTTCATTAATAAATTTCTTTGCAAAGTATTGGCCAGAATTATTTGATGAAGGTAGAATATTCAAAGTAATGACTCCATTAGTTGTTGCTAAAAACAAAAAATCTAAAAAAGAATTTTATACAAATGATGAATATGAACAATGGGTCAATTCAATATCAGATATAAAGAAATGGGACATTGAATACAAGAAAGGTTTAGCATCATTAGAAGATGATGAATATGAAAAGATAATAAACAACCCAAACTTAGTTAAGTTAACAAAGGATGAAAATTATAGTTCAACGTTAGCATCCTGGTTTGCTGGAGATTCTTCAGAGCGAAAAGAAAAAATTTTAGGACATAAAATTGAAAATGAAAACGCTTTATTTTAAAAATCATGATTAAAAAGAAACTAAAAGTAATTATAGTTTTAGATGATGAAGTTCAGTTAGCAGCATACAGTTATTATAATCGTAAAAAATTTTATAATTATTTAATAAATGAAGAAAATCTTAATACGTATATAGCTGAGAAAGAATTAAAAATAGGTGAAAGAAATATTAAAAAAATGTCAGAAAAAGAATTTTGGCAATATATATCTCCTCTTACAGAACGAAGTGATTTTAAATTTGATAAAGTAATATATCAAGCTAAAAAGGAAAAAAGAAGAAAATAAAAACGCTTTATTTTAAAAATTATGAAAGAAAAAAAATTAAAAGTAATTGCAGTTATGGATGATGATGGTCATTTAGTAACATACAGTTATCATGATCGTGAATATCTTTATACTTTAATACAAGAAGATGAACGTTTAAGTGATATAGCAACTGAAAACGATATGAAATTAGAAGAAGTAAACTTTGAAGATATTAATGAAAAAGAATTTTGGTCACTCATGTCATGTTTTAAACAGAGAGGAAGTTTTGAATTTAGTGAAGTATCATATCCAGCAAGTAAAAAGAAAGAAAAACTTGTAGAGATAGTTGAAGCACGACATTTTGATATTTTCGTTGCACATAATGATGCACATGATATTTCATGTGGTGGTTCACCTACGCTTGGATACGGATTTTTCGTTTCATTAGATGAACCCTATGGAGAAATGCTTGAATTTTTAAGAGCAAGTTTAAAGAAACATGGGAGAACATATCAAAATATAACATATAATAAAATCAAGAATGTAAGATCTGATCAGCTTTGGACAAGAGAAGCAATATATAAATGTATTAAAGACAATTACGTCGGAGGATAAAAAATAAGTAAATGATAACATTAAGTATTTACCAGTTAGAAGATATTATAGAAGAACAAGATATTATAGATATGAGAGAGGTTCCGAGGGATGCCAAACATCTTATGGAAGAATATGATAGAGATGAAAATTCATATACCTTGGGTCATGATTATGAAATAGGTTATTTTCTTATATCAAACTCAAGTGCATCTTTTCTTTTATGGTGTGAAACAGAATTTGACCATAGAAACGGTTTTTATTCATTTGATGTTTAAGTGATATTATAAAATAAGTTATAAGTAATAGAAATATGAATCAAAAAACAATAACACAGTTTTGTGACGAGGATTATTTATCGTATGCAAAATATGTAGTTGAACATAGAGCAATACCTTCTGTAATAGATGGATTAAAACCAACTGCAAGAAAGGTAGTATATATAGCAAACAAAATATGGAAGTCAGGAAATGAAAAACCATTAAAAGTTTTTCAGTTGGGTGGAAAAGTTGCATCAGATGCTTTTTACCACCACGGAGATTCCAGTTTAAGTCAAGCAATAATTGGTATGGCACAAAGTTTTAAAAATAGTATGCCATTATTAAGTGAACTTGGACAGTTTGGTTCATTAAGAAGTCCTGATGCTGGTGCCCCAAGATACATATCTACAAAGTTGCATCCAAATTTTAGATTATTATATAAAGATTTTGAATTACTTTCATCAAGAATGGAAGAAGGTAGCGTAATTGAACCAGAATACTTTCTACCAATTCTACCAACTGTATTATTAAATGGGAGTCAAGGGATTGCAGTAGGATTTGCAACGAACATATTGAACAGAAATCCTTTAGATTTGATTGATGCATGTCTTAAGATGTTGGATGGTAAAAAGGTAAGAGAATTAAGACCTTGGATAAAGGGTTTTTCTGGAACATTCGAAAAAGATCCAGAAAACTATAAACGTTGGATAATAAGAGGTAGAAGTGATGTATTGCATACAAGTGCGGTTCAGATACATGAATTACCCCCAGGCCAAACCTTTGAAAAATACGATAAGTTTTTAACAAGTTTAATTGCTAAAAGAAAAATAAGTTCATACGAAGATAATTGTTCAAACAGTATTTCATATACAATTAAAATGACAAGATCGGATCTTGCAACAGAATTGAAAAGAGATAATTTGATAAAGTTTTTAAAATTAGAAGAATCAATGTCTGAAAATTTTACAACTTTGGATGAACATGGAAAACTTAAAATTTTTAAAACAGCTTCTGATATAGTTGAATATTTTGTTAATTTTAGATTAACATATTATGAAAAACGTAAAAGATATGTTATCAATAAATTAGAGGCAGAAGTAAAACTTTTAAGTAATAGAGCAAAATTTATAAAATATATCATAGAAAACAAATTAAAAATAAATAAACAACCTAAAAATCATATAATTCAAAATTTGGTTACATTTAAGTTTGATGAAATAGATGGTTCGTTTGATTATCTATTAAATATGGCAATTCATTCTTTAACTAAAGAAAGATATGAAAAAATTATTAAAGAATTACAGGAAAAGAAAATAGAATTAATAGCAGCTAAAACGTTGGTACCAAAAGAAATGTATAAAGTAGATTTGATGGAATTGAAAAAAGTTATTAAGAAAGATTTTTCATAAAAAACTCAAATGATATGTATACTGCAACTAGATTATGTATTTTATTAAAAAGTAAAGTTGATTTAAATTTTTTAGAAACTAACACAAATATGATACATTCTATGAATGATGACAAGGATGAAGAAATTTTTGACATATTTATAGAAATAAATGATGATATGGGATTTAATATAACACATCAAAGTTATATTACTGGAAAAAGGTATGAAAAACTTATAGATGCAATAATTCCTTTGTTAACAATAAATATTACAAAGATGTATTGTATTTCATTTAATCATTTGATAGAGTATTTAAATAAAAGTATTTTGAACTAA